AACCAGCGCAGAATAGGCTATCCATTTTGTAATTTCATCGCTTGTAATATGGCAATCAACTTTATACCGTGCAAATTTACATAAAAAAGGAACTTTGTCTAGTACAAAATCCCACCACTTAACAGGTACATATTCTTCTTTCAGCAAATCATACACGGTATATCCAAGCTCTTTTGCGATTGCAAAAATTGTCATCCATTCTGGCTGGTCTCGGAGTTTTTTGCCGCTTCCTCCACGGCTTTTTCGCCCAATCCGTTAACTCTCATAGATTCAGTAAATAGTAGTTGTATAACATCAGGGTCTTTATTGTCCAACTCGGATGTTTCCTCATCCTTATACAACCTAATACCCTGACTGTCGGATAGACTTCTGCATACTACCATTGCCATGACACTTTGCAGTTTTTCATAATCTATCCCTTCATCGTCTTTGTCCATAATGTCTTCAATATTACCAACTTGTTTGATTTCTCTCAAAACCATGAATCGTTCTTTCCCTGCCCATTTCCGCAGATAGACATACCCATCCCATTCAGGTATTTCTATCTTTTCAACATGAAATAAATCGGGAATTGTATTTCTTGCTAGTTCTTTCATATTATCCTCCTATGTTACGTAAGTTGATGTGATAGAATCTGTTACAACAAACGAAGCTGTATAAGTTACAGCGCCGCCCATACTGCCCTTGATATTGTACGTCATGCATAAACATTCACCTTTTTTTAGCACCGCGTTTGAAGCCGTTGAATTCGGGTAATATTCAAACGAGCCTCCACCTGTTGTAGTTCCCAAAATCCCGTTTAATACTGCATCAACGCCCGTTGAAAAATGTCCTGTTACGTTAATCTGATGTCCTTTTGTTCCCATTACGTACAACTTGTCATCATCTGAAAACCCTGTCACCTCTGCGTTGTCGGCAGATTCTGGAAAGTCAATATCTATCATTCCAGTCGAGATATCCGTCAAACCGCCGGTTGAATTGTCCACTAAAAATCTTGAGTTTTTACCATGTCCAAATGCCATTTATATCAGCTCCTTTTTCAATACCTGCATATTCCGATTTGGAATGTAGCAGTTCCTGTGTTCGTCCACGTTGCTCTAACATAACCTTTGACTGTTCCTGAGGCAGTATCTCTTTCCGATGCCCTACCACCGGTACAAGTATCAAAAGTTAATAAAGTATCCCATGTACTACCGGATGTAGAATGTTCAATAATTGGTACAAGACCTGTACTGTCATTAGCCGTTACGTGCAAATATGCGCTGCACCCGCTTGCACTTGCTGTATCACTATATGCGCTTGCACTTGTAGATTTGGTTGTTTCCGCTAATGATTTGAGACTTATCAATTGTTCTTTGCCAACATCAGACTGAAAACCTGACATTACCCGTGATGCACCTGTGACACTTCCCGAAATCTGATAAGCCGTATTTAATGCTTTCATTCCGTAGCCATAGTATCCTGTTGTATCGCCATACATGTAATAACTTATCTCAATCGCCGTTGTCCCAACTGCCGCTAGCAACGCCTCTTCGCTTGCACCTGTAGAACCGTCATAAAACCCTTCTGCTGTCAGTGATGCTGTTCCGTTTCCCATGATATATAGTTTGTCATCAACATTGAACGGTGTTGTTTCAACGTTCTCTGCATTCATGGGCAAATCAACGGCATCAAACCAACTTGATAAATTGTAGCCATTTACATAAATCTTTGTTTTTTTTGAATGGAAGAAGGCCATTCGCGAACACCTCCTTAATGTACGTTTATTTTCCAGTACTTATGTTTTGTGCGTCTGACTTTTTTTGATTTTTGCTTAATTAACTGCATATATTTTTCTCTGGAAATCTTTTTCATGTCATTGCTCCTCATACCATATTTCAAAGTCTGCCGTTTTACTAACTCTTGCAATGTTTCCGTTGCTATCCGTTTCATAGTCATCCCATTCATCATCGAGCAACACGGCTTTTACTTCCAAGCCACCGGCACCACCCATTGTCGTGTTAAGATAATCTTGAAGCGCACTTCTCAACTGTTCAAATACATCAGATACGCTTTCATACGTTTTGCCATAGCAAACAAATTCCATTCGCGGATAACTTCCAATATCGGCAGAAAAAGCATGTATGCGCGCACCGCTTATTTTTTGATACGCTACAGCCGGCAAAGTACAACTTTGTGGAATCGTGACAGGATAATACCTTTGTCCTATAAGTGCGGTTAATCCGGATTGAGATAGCAAATAAGTCTTTAGCGCTTCTTCTATTACCATATTAACCACCTTCCACAAGGTTTTTTAAATCATTTAAAACTTTTGTTAAAACAGAAAATTTTGTTTCATCCCAGGCGGGACGCAAAAAAGGCTTTTTGGGCATTATCCCCACATATTTACCTGATTTATGATACCTGGGGACTGAACCATATTCCACTAAATGGCCATGTGGTGCCTTTCTCCTGTCCACGGTTGCAATTGCTGTAGGTGAATAACCGCCTTTTTCGGGTAATAATTTTGCAATTATAGCATCTCTTAATGTGCCTGATACTTTTTTAACTTTCATTTTGGCTATGCTTACTACAGTTCGAGCACCTTCAAGCAATATATTCCCAACTATTTTATAACTAAGCCGTTTTGCTAATCTATCAATATTTCTTTGTAATTCATTCATTCCTTTAATTTCAATATCCATTATGTCACCTCAATACATGTCATTGTAATCCAGCGCCTTGACATGTCTTTGTCCATAGCCATCTCAATATCAAAATATCTGTCAAGATACTTAACTCTTCTTAACGAATTGGTATCAGTCCTGTATCTTATGGTGATTTCAAATTCTATTTCTGAATTAACCGATTTTGCCAAATAAAACTCTTTCCCTGATATAGCTTTTATATTAGCCCAGACAGTATCTAAATCTGTCCATGTTATTGTTTCTCCACCAAAAGAATCCCTTGCAACGGTTTTCCCTTGCAAAGTAATCTGTTTGTCAAGCATTCCGGCATTCATTTATAAATCACCCTCTTGAGATGGAAGCCACAAACGGTAAGGATATAAAAGCCTTTCTGCCGCTATGGGTATTGAATAGTTTCTGATTTCGGAAGTATTTTCCCTGTTACGGTACAGTTCACCGGCGATCATCATGATTGCTATTCTTATCGCTTTTGGAACATCTGTTGTTTCGTCTCCGTAGCCGCATGTATGTTCAACTGTAATAGGGTTAGACGGATACAAAGTATCGCTTGGCCACGATTCCCCATAGCCTAAAACAACTCTACCTAAATTAGAATAGGTATCAACAATATAACTGTCAGTATCAAATGTATTTGACGTTCCATCCGAATCATAATAAGTAACAGAAGCAACGCTTGACAATGTACCAAGCGGAACAAATATAAAGTCATCTTTGCTAGGCCAATTGTTCAAGTGATAATACCATGTCTGCTCAATTAACGCTCGTTTGAGATATTCCTCAACCATTTGGCGTGCTGCAGTTATCAATCCTTCAAGATAAGTATCCTCACTTGAATACGGGGCGTGTTTGATTACATCTATCCCATATACAACATCTCCACCGGCTACTGTCCCTATTGCCCTCACATATTGTTTTGAACCGGTATACGACTTTTCAACAACAGTATTTTGATTTCCTGTTGAAACTTCTGTAAAAGTAGAACCCGACACATCAGTATAAGTGGAATCATCGTCCGATTCTTCGAGATGTGCTGTTAAAGTCGCCCCTGCTGCCACCGCTCCGGCAGTAAGATTGGCAACAGTATCATATCCGAGAACATCAACACCGCTGCCAGTAGATGTACCCGTTGAATAAGAGGCATCATTTATTGATGGTGAAGCGGAAATATTATCAGCAAAAGTTCCCGAATCAATCCGTAAATGTTCTTTTAATTCCGATACTGTAACAGGTTCAATTGAGGGTTCTGTTTTTATTTTAAGCTGCATACTATCACCTCATCAAATTGGTTTTGGAGCTGTTTTACGCGGGCGTCCTGACTTTTTAACAGGGGATGGTTTTACAGCTTTTTCTTTAGGTTCTATTGCTGCACATTCTATCTTTTTTTCTTCTACTTTCCCTACTATCTCGCTGCCATCTTTTTCAAGCTGTATTGCTATCTTCTCTTCAACCGAAATCACTTCACCTGTCCTGTAATTACCGCTTGGACAAGCATAACGATTTTTGAGCTTAACCAACATACGCATAAATTCCACCTCCCGTTACTCCCGTTCCTCCGCCATCAACAACAACCTTCATTCTTTCCTGCGAAATCGGTATTGGCGCAATTTGTACTTGCGCTGCCTGTGCTGCTGTTGTGTAATAGGCGTTTGCGCCATCTGAGCTTAAATTAACAGGCGAAGCAGGATAAAGATTTCTACTCGATGAGCTTGTTGTAATAGCGAGAACAGCTAAACCGGATGCCTCTGCTGTTATCGTTATTGTTGCCGTGGATTTTATAGGCGTGCTCCCATCTACTACATATCGAATAGCCCTTATAAACCCATTGCATAATTCATCTGTATAATCCGTACAATCACCAGCCGTATCACATGTTACAGCTATATAGTGTCGTGTTAAATACATAATATCACTTCCTTTATGAACCCCAATTCATTGTCATGTGTTCATTTTCCTGTACTGCACCAAGGAATTGTTGTTCTGCATCATGATTCTTTTGGAC